TTTGCTATCATAAAATACGTGCATACATTTTGCAGTAATTTTAGTTCTTGTTTTTGATACATTTGTAATTCTAAATGCTTGTTCACCTTGTGGTGTTGGTGCAACAATAATTCTATTTGCAGTTATATCATTAATATAATCAAGTGATGTTTCTAAATCTAAATAAAAACTATCATTATCTGCTTTATGTACTTTTGCTTTTGTTGGTATTATTACTAAATCACCATTTGATGAAAATGTTGTATCATTTGTGCCAAATAATTTTATCATAATAACACCCCCCTTAAATCCATCTTGAATAATTAACAACTTGTACTGATGCAATTGTACCAGACCAAGTAATAATATTTGTACCACTATTGAAAATAAAATTGTTGTAATCACCTGTAACTTGTCTGTTCATTAATTGCCCTGTATTAATATTGTATGCTTCCATATTTTCAACATCTAATGTAATTGTTGTTTCTGTATCTCCAAGTTCTAGTATAAATACTTGATAATCATTAAGGTATAAATTAATTGTGCCAATACCTGTAATTGTAACAACTGGTTTTGAATAAATATTACCACTATTTACAACTTCAATTTCATTTGTATCAATTGTATCTACATTAACATATATAATTGGTGCTAAATCCCCACTTGTAATAATATTTGTTTGGTTAATATAAGTACTTGCATTTCTTAATGCCTCTAATTGTGCAATTAAATTTTCATCTGTAATTTGTGTTTCTGTTGGTGTTGCAAGTGCATAATATACATTTACGTGATTATTAGTTAGCCAAGTTTTAAATAATGATATTCTTTCTTCTTCTGTACTTTGACTTGTAGCCCCTATTCTACTGGCTTTAACGAATATATATGGGACGTTAGCAGATGTATTACAAGTCATTTCTTCGTTGTTCAAATTTCTTGTTGTTTGTATTGTTCCAATAAATTTATCACTTTTATAATTTATTTGCCCAATTAACCAATTATTTATAACTGAATAAAAGTGCATTGTTTCATTACTTACTTGATTGTCCCACGTTATATTGGCTGCCCACGTTTCTGTTCCATTCCATGTTATTTTTCCTATTTCTTTATGAATAAACCAATTGCCATTGTTTTTATGAATGTAATCTTGATAACCACTTATTTGGCATAATTCATTTGTACCTAAATTTATTTCATAGTTTTGTTCTTGATATGGTATTTGTGTATTTCCAACGTATAATCGCAATTTAACGTTTGTGTTGTATGTTACACCAGAATTGTCAATAAATATTCTACAAACTACGTTTTTTCTTTCCGTTAAAGTAAATGTTGTAACAGTACTAGTACTTCCTGCTGTTATTCCTGCTAATTGTTTAGAGCTTGTATCAAATACTTGTATATCATAATTACTTCCACCACCACTTACTGTATATGTTCCTGCATCTAGTGTTATATATATATTATTTGATATTGCTTCAGCTATACTTACTGAACTACTAATACCTGATGATGTGCCACTTATACTTATACTGCCATCGTCATTTTGTGTATAAGTTAATCCATTTTGCGTTTTTATAAATGTAAAACCTCTCCATAAATTTTTTTTATTACTAATTAATACACTTGTATTTCCTGTTACAACATTTATATTTTGTGGGTAACTTGGGTTTGGACTTGCACCATTTGTATATGGTTCATATGTTGTTTGTGTACTTCCAACTTCTAGTTGTGGGTAAAATTTCATATTGCTTACTGTTGTACCGCTATTAATTCTTATATAACTTGTATATTTGATTGTACTATTAATTGTTAATTTCCTTGAATTTTCTACACTATCAATGGTGGTTGTAGAAGTTGAACCACTTGTAAAATATCTAAAAAATAGTGCCATATAAGTGGAAGTACTTCCACTAAAATCATCTAATATATATGTTCCAGCTGGTAATTCATTTGTATATGTACTTACTTTATCAACGTCTGCATTGTCTAAATAATAACCTGCTGTTGCGGTTGCTGTTCCATTTACATTAACGTAATCTAATTTATTTCCAGTATAAAATGGTGTAAATGTAATACCATTAATTGTTTGGGTTGTTAATTGTTTTATTGCTAATTTATTTTTTCCTGTTGTTGTATCTTGGCTTGTCTGCCCTTTTAATTGCATATCAAGAAAACTTGCACCATTTTCTGTATTATTTATTGATAAATTTGTGCCTTCTGTATCTGTTTCTGTTGCATATACTTCAATATCTTCATCTGTATTACTATATTTAAATGGTTGTACGTGCATTTTTACTTTTGCAGTTTTAAACCTTATTAATCTTTCAAAGTCAATTTGTTCTATTATTGTATATTTATAAAATTTATCATCTTCATTACTAAATATTACTGTGCCTTCACTATTAAAATATGATATTACTTGATCCACATCATAATTACCATATAAACCAATATCAAATTCTTTTTCATATGCACTATAACCTAATTTGGTTATAATATCACTATCTCTACCATCTATTTCTTCAATATTTGTTCTTATTTTTGGTTTTGTAATAGGTGGTAAGTTCTGGATTAATAAACCTTGTATTGTATTACTATTTACATCATTTAAAATTATATAATTCATTTATTTTACCACCTTTCATTATGTATATATTGCATTTGCAACAGTATCTTTTACAAATTTACCAGCAACTTCATCATCTAATTCAATTTTCATACTTGCAAGTGCTTCTTGAAATGCATTTAACATTGTATTGTAACTATAATTACTATTTATACCATTGGTTGCACCTGTATTATAACCAATATTTGTATCAAGGCTTGTTGGCATTGCATCTTGCATTTCTTTTGTTACATTTGCCATTTCATCTGTAAAACCTTCACCAATACCAAGTGCCAAATTTTCACCTATTTGTTCCCTAAATAAAGTTGATGGTGAATGAATACCAAAAAATGATTTAAATTTGTTTAATACTGCATCTTTAAATCCTTTAATCTTATTAAACAACCAATCTTTTGCATTATTTATACCATTCCATAAACCTTTAACAAGATTTAAACCAACATCTGCCATTGCACTAATTCCACTTGATATACCTTCTTTTACTTTATTTAATAAAATTTTACCAACATCAAATATCATTTTATAATAACTAGCTATTGCATTAACAAGTGATGATATTATTTGTGGTACTTTTGCAACCAATTGTGGTATTGCCCTTATAATACCAACTGCCAATTGTATTGTTAAATTTAAACCTGCTTCAACAATTTTTGGTAAATTATTTGTAATTGCATTTACTAATTTATCAATTATTACTGGTATTTTATCAACCAATCTTGGCAATGCTTCAATTAATCCTTCTGCCAATCCAATTATTAATTCAATACCAGCATCAATAATTAAATCTATATTATCAATTAATGTTTCTGCAATTAAAATTACTGTATCAACAATTTGTGGTATTAATGTTGGTAATTGTTGGGCAAGTCCTTGTATTAATGATGCTATTATCTGAATACCCATTTGTAATATTTGTGGTAACATCTTGATAAATGATGTAATTATTGTATTTATTACTTTGTTCATACCATTCATTAAATTACCAATATTATTTGATATTCCTGTTACTAAATTTGTAATTAAATTTACACCCATTTCAAGTATTTGTGGTAATAATTTATCACCTAGTTGTAAAACTAAATTTACAATACCATCAAGTACTGTTTGTATTCTTGGCATTATATTATCACCAACTGTTAATACACTTTCAACAAAATTATTTACCAATTCACTAAAATTTGCATTATCATCTGCAATACCTGTTAATAAATTTGACCATGCACTTTTCATTGAACTTACTGATCCACTTATTGTTTCACTTGCTTCTTTTGATGTTGTACCCATTATGCCCATTTGACTTTGTACAACTGAAATTGCATTTACAATATTTCCAAAAGACATATCATTTGCATCAACTGTTATACCAAGTTCTTTTTGTACATCTGTTAATTGTGATGCATCTTTTATTAAACGTTGCATTTCTGTTTTTGTTCCACCATAACCAAGTTTTAAATTATCAAGCATTGTATAATTTTGTTTTGCAAAACCTTGATATGCATTTTGTATCATTTCCATTGATGTACCCATTTTATTTGCATTATCTGACATATCAATAATTGCCCTGTTTGAATATTCTGATGCTTTTGCAGTATCACCATCTAATGATTGCAATAAACTTGCACTAAATGATGTTACTGTTTCCATATATTGATTTGCACTTAATCCTGCAGTTTTATATGCTTCATTTGCATATTTTTGTACTTCATCTGCACTTTCACCAAATAATGTTTCAACACCACCAACTAATTGTTCATATTCTGCATAACTTGTAATTGCTTGTTTTCCAACATTTATTAATGCACCACCAAGTGATTTTAAACCATTTATTGCAGTATTAATTGCTTGTGTACCTAAATTTGCAAGTATTCCTTTAAATACTGTAAAACCATCACCAGCTTTTTTTACTTCTTCTGTTGTTTCTTTTGTTTCTTTACCTAAACCATCAAGTTCTTTTGTTGTTTTATTTACTTCTGTTTGTGCTTTATTCATTTCAATTTTTGCATCACTTACTGCTTTATTATATGAATTTTGTTTATCTTCAAGTTGACTTACAACTTTTTGTTGGTCTTGATATTCTTTTGATGTTGTACCAAGTGTATTGCCAATTTCATTTAATTTTGCTTTTTCTTCTTCAAGTTTTTTGGTTAATTCTTGTTGTGCTTGTGAATTTTTACCATATGTTGCTTCCATTTCATTGTATCTATTTTTTAATATATCTAGTTTTGCAACTTGTTCTTCAAGTTTTTTACTTAATACACCTTGTTTATCTGCAAGTGCTTGTGTTGAATTATCATTTTTATCATATGCACTTGCCACAACATTCATTTGGCTTGATACTTCTTTTAAACTTTGATTTATTGATGCAAGGGCTTTTTTATATTCACTTTCACCTGTTAATTTAATTGCACCACCAAAACCTGCCATATACAAACCCCCCTTCTTTTTAAATTTTAAAACCATTCATCATTTTGATTTGATTTTTTTTGTGCATCTTTATATGTCATTCTATTTAATTTTAATATTAATTCAAAATCAAAATCATCTTTGTAACATTGATATAATTTATTAAATTGTTTCAATGTTAATCTTCCAGTTTCTTTATAGGTTAAATTTAATTTGTTTCTACCTATAAACTTGATCCAAGTGAAGTCAACTGGTATATCTTCTTCTTCATCTTGGATTATACGTTTTTTTCTTCACTTCTTGTACTTTCAGTAACTGTTTCATTTAATTTATTTGTCATTTCATCTAAACCAATTGCAGTAATCATTCTGCCAACTTGTTTTTTTGTTAATGGTTTTATATCTGTTTCATTTTCTTCATTATCAATTTCAATGCCTTCATTTAACATACATGTAAAACCAAATATTAATGCCTTTATATTTACTTCACCTTCTGAACCATCTGTTAATGCACCCCAATTGGTTAATGTTTTATATTCATCTTGGATTTGTTCCATAACATTTAAATTAAATACAATTTTATAATCTTTACCTTTGTAATTTATACTTTTACTTACTTCTTTTATTACATTTTCATTTTTCATTTCATTACCACCTTTTTAAAATAATATAAAAAATAGGGTGAATTATTAATAAAATAACCCACCCCTTGTTACATTAATATTTAATTATCAATTATGCACTTGTTCCACCAAGCAATGTTTCAAGATATGCAACTGCAGTTTCCCTTGATGTAAATGTTGCAGTTTGTGACCATTTACCATTACCCAATGCACTTGCAGTACCTTGTATTTCAGTTGTTCCAAATTCTACACCATCACCTTTTGTTGTATCTGATTGACTTGGTTCACTAAATTTACATTTATATATAAATTCTACTTTATATTGGTATGCACCATTAACCATTTTTGTAATTACCCTACCAAATCCAACATATGGTGCAACATCTTGGTTTGTTCTAACCATTGCTGTATTTCCACCTTCTGTTGTTGTTTGATGCCCCAACAAATCTGACATTGTTGTTATATCATCATTATCAATACCCATTGTAACAGATGCATTATTAAATGATGTATCACTTTCAATTAATGTATCATCACCATATAATGATGCATCATTATTTGATACATCAACATTACAAGATATTGCATGTCCAGGTGTTTTAGCACCACCATAAGAAGGTGTGCCATCTGATGCTTCTGTTAATATACCATATCTAAAACTTGTTAAACCTATTTTTGCCATTTATATATTACCCCCTTCATATCTAATATAAGAAAAATTTAAGGTTTTGTGGTAATAACCTGTTTCATCTTCATACATATCTTCACTTGATAACATTGGTTGCCACGTAAACCCATTTTCTTTTAATATTTGTTTCATACTATCAATTATTGCAAAATAATCACCTTTACTATATATATCAAAATCAAAATTTTCAACATAATAATCAAGTTCATCATCTGAACTAAATGTATTTTCTATATTAACACTTTGATATGTAATATAAGTTGTTGATTTACCATTATATCTTAAAAAAGATACTGGTATTGTTACACCATTTACTTGAAAATTTGTAAATATTGATTTAATTAAACTATTAATACTATTCATCTTTTAATAATCCTTTACTTAATTCAATTTGCTTTTGTAACATTACTTTTTCAATTTGCCTTTTATTGAAAGATTTACGCATAAATGGTTTTTTAGTGATTTGCCCCCTAAATGATCCATTTAATGTATATCTTTTAGTTGTTCCATATTCAAATGCATTTGCAATTAATGGTGCTGGTTTCTTTTTATCACCATTAATATAACC